TCCTTGCGGTGCGCCCGTAAGTGCTTCTCCACGTCTGGCTTTTCCCCAGCCGGGATATCCGTGCTCGCCAGCCTGGCCAGCGCATTGTTCACGCCGTGGATATTGGCTGCCGTGTCTGTGCCATTCTTGTGGTGCGGGTCCTTATAGGATCCCTTGGCATCCACATCTGCTCCGTCCGTTACGTAGGCGTGCATGTAGCGCAGCACCGTATGATCGTTCGGTGCGGCTACCACTTCCGCCGGTCCGTCCCAGGCACTTTCGGTATCTGTCTTGGTATGATGCAAAGGAATCGCTCCCATTACTTGCCTCCTTGCCCTGGGGCTTGGGTAGGTTTACCCGCCAGGTGACCGTCCGCCGAGCTCGTTCCAGCATAATTCGCCGACATGTAGAATTCATCGCCCGCTGGATATCCGGAAACATCATCTTTCTCGCGTGCCTCGTTCGGACTGCGCTGTCCGCTCCGGATCAGAATCTCGTTCATCTGCGCCCGGGTCAGTGCATCCGTCCGCAGCAAGCTCTCCCGGATGAATTTGAATTGCGTGTTCGGCTGCTCGGCCAGGGAGAGCCATTTGATCCTGGCTCCTTCTTCCCATTGCACGAGGTAGGGACCGTCCAGTGATGTGGATAGATAGTCCAGGTTCTGCTGCTCGTTCGAGGCGTACGCCTGTTTTCCCGCTGAAAGTTTATATTCGGGGATCCCGAAGAAGTTGCAGATATCGTGGTCCGTGGCTGCGATTGACTCCAGGAACTGCGCGTCGCTTGGCTTCATCGTGATCTGCTCAAAATGGGTCACCCGGCTGTCGAATACCGCCAGCCGGTAGGCGTTTTCTGTCCCGCTGATCGATTCTGCATAGCTATCCCGGATCTTCCTCCGGCCATCCGCATCCAGGTTACCGGTCACCGATACGTATCCGGCCGGGTTCAATCCCTGGCCAAAGAACCTTGATTGAGTTTTGTGGGCCCCCAGCTGCCGCCCCATCGTTTCCCGGGCGTACGTGATCACGCCCCGCCCGTTGAAGCCCGTCCGGTCCGGGTTGATCATCAGGTGCAGCACTTCCGCTCCCGGGATGTAGATCGTTTCGCCGGTGAAATAGAACGTGGTCCGGTACCACAGGCTGCCGTCCGTCATGTCCAGCACCGGGATGGTCATGTCCGCCGGTAGGATCAGCAGCTGCGGCGGCCAGGTCGGTGGGCGCCAGATATAGGCGTTCCCGTAATAGAGCTGCCATTGGATGACTGCTTTTTTGAACTGAAAAGGCGTCCACTGCCATAAGTTGGGGCTGACTTCCAGCAGGTAGGAAATATTACGCATGAAGCCGTCTGGAGGTACTTGACTTACCTGGTCGCCGTTCTTCTTGAACATTTGAAAAGGCATTTTTGCGACATCGTCAGAAATGATATTCCCCGCCCGGTACGCGCTGGCGATCGTCTTGGAGTTTTCCGGGGTCACGTTCTCCCCCGAGGTCGTCTGTCCTGCCCCGCCGAACAGATCCACCACCTGCGGCAGGTTCAGGTCCTTCAAGGGGTTGCGGTCTTCCGTTGTGTTCAGTGCTCGCCGTAAGATCATGCCTTACCTCCCTGGGCCCGTGCTACCAACATTCCTGCAAGAAGGCAGAAGAAACCGGTAACAAACCAGGTTGAGACTGGATAAACCACAAATGCGCCGATGCTAATCAGCGCCGCGCCAAGAAGAAACAGGAAGTCGTCAAGATATTTGGTCATAGATTAACAAAAAACGCCTGACAATCCTTTTCGGATTGTCAGGCGTTTGTCTCTGACGGCAGCCGCACAAATAGCGGCCAACTCGATTTGAAATAGTCTAGTACAAAGTTTCAATCTTGACAAGGGGGCAATTTGCCTTTTAGAGGCAATCCTTATGGCCGTTCCTGGCATTTGCCGAACACGTCCACCAGCGGGCCGCTCACCGCTTTTATCCTCTCGGGGTGCAAACTGTCCTTTTTTACCTGCTTCCATCCGCCAAGCGCCTTCGCCATTGTCAGCCGACGCTGTCTCCACCGGGGTCGTTGGTAAAAATAAATCTGTCCTCCTTGGTAACAGTCCATCCCCAGCAACAGCAATGGATCGCATCCCAACCATTCAGCGAACAACGCTGCCACATGCCCAGTATATTGGCCCATCCGGCGCTTGGCCACCGGTGGTCCCAGCTCCACATCCGCCCACTCGCGCCGCCTGCTGACCTTTATCCCTTCGAAGGCCCGTATTGCCTCCAGCAAGTCTGGCTCCGTCAGCGGATCGTCCAGGAACACCAGGTAATCCGCCTTCACCAGCTGCAGAGCATGTTGGTTCACGCTGATCAGCACGCAACCGGTTGGGATCTGCTTCAGATCTTCCGGAAGGCTGGGCCCTCCGCCCAGTACCGCCGCCGGTCGCCCGGCATGGATATCCTGCAAATCTGAAATTGAAATCATTAGAACCCGAAATCATCTCCCAATGCTATTGCCACTTTCAGCAATTCCGCATGCTGCCGCAGCGCGTCCAGGATCGCCGCCAGCAAGTCGATCCGCCGTACGTCTCCGGCTTTTTTCTTCGAGATCATGATATTCTCCTTGGTGTCCACGATCTGCCTGGCGTTTTTTACGTGGCTCTTCAACAGCGGCGATCCGTCGTGCATCAGTTCCCCGCTGGCCACCTTCTCCCGGAAGGTCTTCGTCGGTTCGTTCAGGTTCTGCATCGTCTGTCGGATCTCGACCGTCACGTAGCCCTTGTTGGCCATCTCGGTCGCAAAGTGGGTGGCGTTATACGGGTCGTAACAGATCTGGTGAGGCTGCCAGCCGAACTTCTTCCGGCAACTCTCGATGTATTCCTCCACCGCCGTATAATCTACCACGTCCCCTTCCGTAGCCGTTAGCCAGCCGCGCTTTACCCATTCCCGGTAGGGGATCCTGTCCGTCTTTTCGTGCCGCTTGACTGCCTCCTCCGGAATGAACCCGTGCGCGCACACGGCCACCTTCTTGGCATCCAGCGCAAACACGAACGCTACTGCCGTCAGATCGATCTTCTTGCTCAGGTCCACTCCCACCAGGCATAACTTGTTTCGAGTTAACTCGATGAAGTCCTTCCGCTTGATCCCCAGCCCGTCCCACCGATCGAAGTATTCTCCCATGTAGGTATCCTCGTTGCCTTCCTGCCAGATATTCAAGTTCTTTACCCGGAATGTCCGGATCTTCGCCGGGTCTCCGCTCCCGAACGCTTCATCGTGCTGTTCGTGCAATTCCTCCATGCTGCGTGGCAGCAGCGCCCGCAGCGGATTGCTTTTGATCCACAGCGCCGGGTCGTGTTCATCGTCGTCTGGGTCCAGCTCCCGGATCATCACGAAGTACCGTTCGTTCAAAGCCGGATCTTCCAGGATTAGCTTGCAATATTCGTATTCCTTGTGGCACGGGCTCTCGGTATCCATTCCAGCTGTCGTGATCGTCATCATCAACGGCTGCTTCCGGTGGCCGCCCTTGGCCGAGGAGAGCAGGTCGTAGATCTCGCTGGTGGAGTGGGCATGGTACTCGTCTATGATCGCCCCGGAGGGATGCAGCCCGTCTTTGTTCTTGGTATCCTTCGACAAGGGTGACAGGATGCCCCCGCGCTTGATATGGCTGATCTTGTAATCCCGTACCACTAGGCGCTTGGCGATATCCGGGCTGTTCTCGGCCATCGTCTTGGCCGCATCGTACATCAGCCGCGCCTGCCCTCGGTCCACCGCCGCACAGTAGACCCGCGGGCTGATCTCCTCGTCCCCCACCATCATGTATAGCGCCACGGCCGCCAGAAGCGCCGTCTTGCCGTTCTTGCGTCCCTCCTGGAGATAACCTTTTTTGAAACGCCGCTCTCCGCTGTCTTTGTGGATCCACCCAAACAACACGCCGATGTCGAACTTCTGGAATGCCACCAGCGTGATCGGCTGGCCCGCCAGCTCCCCCTCCACGTGATGGCAAAAACCGATGAACTTATAGACCCGGTCCGCCCGGGCGTCGTCGAACACCCACGGGAATGCGTCCGTCCCCTGTCGCTCCAGGTCGCCCAGATGGCGTCGGCATGCCAGGAGCTCGCTGTGCCCAACGACGCGCCGCCCTTCCACTACGTCGGCAGCATATTGCGTGCAAGGATGCGTCATCGCTAATCGAATTCATCGCCAAACTGGTCGAGCTTCTTCTCGGCCTTTTTCTTGATCAGTCGTGCACGCGCCGAAGGATTCAGTCCCAGCTTGTCGCCCTGTTGGGTAATAATGCGAGACCAGGCTTGCTGCTCCTTGATTGCGTCCACACTCGGCTTAATTACTTTCGTACAATCTGCATACTTTACTACCGCGTCGCAATAGAGCGCCAGCGTTTGCCGGTCCAGGTTGTCGAAGAGTCCTATCCCCTCCGCCTGTTGTAAGGTTTCTTTCCAGATCTCGCGCGCCCGTCTGCTTAACCAGGATGGTGCTTTCAGTACCACCGGCAAGGCCCGCCGGATCTCCGCTGCGGCTGCCTGGCGCGCGGCCACCTCGGCCCGGGTCCAGTGCTTCCCCCGACCCTTTTCGCCAACTTCCATCGTTTCTACGGCAACAGATTTTGTAGGCATAAATTCACATCACCGCGCGCTGGCAAGGACCGGCCGGCCGGCTCTGGATCGTTGCCCCAGCGCTGGCTGAGGCCCTGAAACTTAAATTTCCGGCGCTCATCGGGGAGTCTTTCACGCGTTTAGGCACCCAACGCTATTCGGCCCCTCGACAAAACATTTTCGATGGGGGTATATTCGTCCACCCATCTTCATATGCGGTCCAGGCAGAATGGCATGCATGACATAATGACTCAAGTGGACTAGAGTAGAAGACAAGAGGATCGCCATTGTGCCGCACGAGATGATGTACATCCGTAGCAGGAACATAGACACCTTGCCTGATCCCATTCTCACACCAGGGATGCTCTGCCAATTGATTGGCCCTGATCTTGCGCCAACGTCGACCATACAATCGTTGACGATCTGGATTGTGCTGAGCATTCTGTCCTTTGGAATGCCCAGCACATTGACCAGATTCAACCAGCGTTGTGCATCCTCCTGGATACGAACACGGACGCAACGAGTGATCAGGCACTATCGTTCTTGCTAAATGATGTGCCGATCACGGGCACTTCGGCAGTCTTGAGTTGCTCATGGGCAACAGATGATCCTGTGATCTGTGTAAGAAAGCCCAGGATGAACAGGACTACCATAGCAATCTGCCCAGCATAACCATCCAGGATACTCATCGCCAGACCTGGACGGAAGACACCGAATGCAACCAGACCTATGAACGCTGCCAAGTTCAGACCTGCCGACCATTGGGGCGCATCACCATCCTTGACAACCTTGATCGCTTTCAGTAGGTTGATCAATGCGGCGATCAATGCTGAGACGCCAACCAGGGATGCGAAACCCAGCACGATCTGGATCACGACATTCAGCATATTGGCTGAAATTGGCACATCCGACAATGCCTTCGCCTGGACCGTTACTGGTACGAACGCCAGCAATGCAATCACCAAGATTGCAACGAACACGAACATCTTCTTGACTTTCATGGTTTGCTCCTTTCAAGCAAATTAACGAATAGCACCCGACGCCAAACGGCATCGGGTGCTACGTCCGATAAATGACCGCACAATAAGCGGTCGCACAAATTGATTGTACTCCAAAACATTCATGCTTTTTCAGACCTCATCAAGCGATCGAATTCTTTCAGCCCGGCATCACCTCGCAATCGTTGGATACATTCTCTCAGTATCTCTATGGTTGGATACCACGTCTGCGAAGATCCGCAGAAGTCGCACCCAATGCAGCCGCTGTCCATGTCCATCACCCGCCATAACAGATCGTGGTGCACGGATTCTGCGCTGTCAAAGATAGACTGTTCGGCCGCCAGAAGTGCCAAATCGTCGGCCTGGCGTTGCACCCGCAACACCCACAAGCGCCGGCAGCGGTCACTATCGCGCAGGACAATGCCTAAAATCGCCCGGCATTCCTCGCACCGCCAAATCCGTGGTTTATAAGATCGATCTATGCCTGGCATAGAATCACCTCGTTTTGATAATGGCGTGCACGCTCAATCATCCGGTTGGCAACCGTCAGCATGTCGGCCTGGGCAAATCGCTCCGCCAAATTTCTGTAAGCGATCGGATCGCAGCCCTGCTCGACCACAATACGCTCCTCCAGCAATGCCACGACTGTTTCCGTAGAAACACCCACCAGGTTAGGAA